ATGCTCACCCTGGACCTTCCCACCGAGCCGTACTGGCTCGACCTCCCGCGCGGCGTCCGCGTGGAGATCCGGCCCGTGACCACCGCCGTCATGGCGGCCGCGCAGGCCGCCGCCGCGCGCCGCCTCGCCGCGATCCGCCTCGCCGACCCTGACCTCGACCCCGACATGTCGCGCGGCCTGTCCTTCGCCTTCCTCGTCAAGGCGCTCGCCCGCCACGCCGTCACCGCCTGGGAGGGCGTCGGCGAAGCCGCTGCCGCTCTCGCCCGAGGCGGTCGAGCGCCTGATGGACCTCGACGACATCGCCGCCGCCTTTTGGGACCGCGCCACCGCGCCCGTCGCCGCGGTGGCCGCCGAGGGAAACGACTGAGGGCTCGCGCCGCCTGGCACTTCGGCCGCGGGCCCGAATACTGCCGCGGCTGCGCGGCCCTCGGCCGCGACGGCGCCGACGCCTGCCCCTACGCCGCGCAGGCACCGACCAGCCTTGAGGGCCACGCCTGCTGGGCCGCCGGCACCGCCTGCGCGGAGGTCACGATGGCCGGCCTGACCCTCGACACCGCCGGCGCGCTCGCCGCGGCGCGCGACCTCGGCGCCTCCGGCTGGGCCTCTGCCGCTGCACGGACAGAAGATGCTGGCGGCGGGTGCCGCCGTCCTTGAGGCGCTGGCTCAGCCAGAATTGGTGCCGGCCATGGGCGCGGAGGGCGTCGAGCCAGCCAAAGGGAAGAAGTTCCCGCTGACGTTCAGGAAGGCGATCGCCGCGTTGCGTAGCCAGCGCAGCCCGGTGGCGTTGAAGGCGCCGGCGGCGAGATCGAAGCTGCAGGGCGCGGCGATGGCGCGGCCGTCGAGGCCGACGAGGTGCCAGGCCTTGGTCAGCCGGGCCAGCATCTGGCCCATATCCTCCCATTCCTCCTCGGCGGTGAATTCGCGACCGAGCTTGCGCTGGGCGTTGTCGCGCGCCAGGCGATGCGCCTGGAGGATTCCCCTACAGCGCAGTCGCTGTCACCGGCCCGACGAGGGCCGAGACGTTGCCCTCGGCGGAGACAGCGCGCAGCCAGTACCAACGGGTGTCGCCGACTGAGAGGCCGGTGCGGTCCCAGAAGAGGCTGGTCGGCTCGTCCGCCAGCTTGGCCGCGGCGGCGAGGCTGCTGCTCGTCGCCTCGAACACCTGCAGCCGCCCGGCATCGGGCGGAAAGCCGCCGGAGAGGCGGATGCCGCCGGCGATCCCGGTCGCGGTGGGCGCGGCCACCGCGGCTGGGACGAGGGCTTGCCGCCAGCCCGACACCGCCCCACTGCGCGCCACCGCGCGCACCCGGAAGCCGGTCGGCTCCGCGGTGGGCAGGACGGCCGCGGTGGCGCCGAGCGCGCCGCCATAGCCCTGCCAGGCCGCGACGGAGGCTGGGAGGAACTCGACCTGGTAGCCAGCAAGGTGGGAGGAGCCGACCGCCGCCCAGGACAGGGACAGCACGGCAAAGGCGGTCGTCTGCGGCGTCTCCACCGTGATGCTGGTGGGTGCCGCGATGACCCCCGGGTTGGGCAGCACGACGGCGGGATTGCTCCCGGTGGCGCGCTCATCGACCGCCGGGTTCCAGTCCCACACCGCGGCGTCCTCCTCCTCCAGGGTGAGGTCGACCCCACCCTCGGCGGCGAGCGACCAGGCGGTGACCCGCGCCGGAAAGGGTGTCAGGCGGTCGAGTGCCACCGTCGCCGCCTCCCAGGGCCGCAGCCGCAGGGCGGAGAGGTTGGCGGGGAAGGCCACGGTGCGCTGGCGGCGGTTGCGCTCCAGCTCGACCCTCATCAGCCGCTGCACGGTGCTCACCGAGGTGGTGAGGGGGAATTCGAGGTCGCGGTAGATCATCTCGCCGCCATCCTGGGCGACGTAGTTGGAGGCGAGCAGCGGCGGGGCGTCGGTCGGCTGCCAGTTGGCCGCCGGCTCGACATAGACCGCCCTCACCCCGTTGAAGAGATCCCGCCGCGGCCGCGCACCCTGGATGGTGACATCGCCGCGGAGGTCGTCCGAGGTGAGCGTGGCCGCCGGCAGGGCGGGCGCCCCGGCATGGATGAAGAACCGCCCGCCGGAGACCACCAGCGCGCCGGCCATGGCGGCAGCCAGCTTGCGGGTGATGGCGATCTTGCCCTCGGCGAGCGACAACACCCCGTTGGCGGTGTAGCGGCGCTCGTAGACCCCTGCCCGGGTGCCGACCAGTTCGTCGCAGATGTTGGCCGCGGCCATCAGCGCCGGGATGTCGATGTCGGTCCAGGAGGCGCGCCAGCCGAAGGGCGCGGTGAGGTACCAGGCGAGCAGCAGGGCGGGATTGTCAGTCCAGCCCACCATGCCGGTGCGCGGGTCGAGGATGGTGTCGGCGCCCTCGACGATCGTGGCGATGTTGGGTGGGCCGGCGGGAAATGCCTCGGCGGTGAGCTTGAGCCGGACGGCGACGTAGGCGCGGCCACGGCCACGATGCTCGGCGGTCCACTGGCCGCCGGTCTCGGCGATCAGGTTGGCGTCGGCGGCCTGGTCGGAATCGCCGAGATGGCGGTCGATGCGCACCAGCCCGGCGAGCGCTCCGTCGCTCTCGACCTTATCGCCGAGGAACACCTCCCCGATGGCGCGGACGCGGTGCGCGGCGAGCACCACCACCGAATAGAAATAACCGTCGGCGCGGCCTTCATCGTCGGTGGCAGAGTGCAGGAAGACGACTGGCCCCCCCGGATACTCGGCCTGCTGGTCGGCGTCGGTGTAGCGCCGCACCTCGGCGCGCTCGAGGTCGACCACGCGTGCGTAACCCCTCCGTCACGATGAAGGGCACCGCCTGGCGGGCGCGCTCGACCACGCGGACCAGGTCGCGATGCACGCCCTCAAGGCGCGCGCGATCGCGCGGCAGCAGCGCGGCCATCATGCGCCGCTCGCCGGCACGCGCATCAGCACGACGCGGACGGTGGCGTCGGCCGCCAGCGCCGCCTGGGTGGCGATGCCGATGGAGAAGTTCCCCGTGGCGGTGGTCGTCACGCGGCGGTTGGTGTTGTCCCAAAACACCCGCGCTCCGGCGGTGATGGCGAGCGCCGGTTCCTTCGCGAGGTCGAAGACGCCCTTGGTCTGCGCCTCGACGGTGGCGTTCTGCGCGCCATCGACGCCGGCGACACCGAACAGAGCGCCGACCAGCAGGCCGTCGCCGGATGCGACGCCGCTGGCATAGGGGACGGCCACGGCCAGGCTGTCGCCCGGCTGGATGAAGTTCCGCATGGGGTTCTCCTGCGATGGTGATGGGAGGGCAGCCGGACGCGGCTCCGAATTGCCGGTTGCGGTAAGTAGTGCATTTCACTATTATCTTGGCATGGACGAAGCCATTTCCGCCGCCGAAGCCAACCGCTCCTTCTCCCGCCTGCTGCGCGAAGTGCGGGAAGAAGGCCGAACCTTCGTGGTTACCTCGCACGGCAAGCCGGTCGCCAAACTGGTGCCCTGTGGCCGGGCCGAGGCAGCACGGGAGGAGGCGCGCGCGGCCCTGTTGGCGCGGCTGGCCGCGCAATCCGTGACGGATGTCGGCCGCTGGTCCCGCGACGAGCTCTACGAGCGCTGAGATGCGGGTCGCGCTCGACACCAATGTCCTCGCCTATGCGGAGGGCGTGAACGGCGAGGAGCGCAAGGAGACGGCGCTGCTTATCCTGCGCGAGTTCGCGGTGCACGAACTGCTGGTGCCGACGCAGGCACTGGGCGAACTCTTTGTGGTGCTGACCCGCAAGGCCAAGCGCGATGCTGCCGAGGCACGCAGTGCCGTGCTCGGGTGGTCCGACAGCTTTCCGCTGATCGACACCACGCCGTCGGTGATCCACGAGGCGATGGAGCTGGTGGCCTCCCATCGTCTCTCGTTCTGGGACTCCGTAATGCTGGCCGCCGCAGCCCAGGCGGATTGCCGGATGCTGCTGTCCGAGGACATGCAGCACGGCTTCACCTGGCGCGGCGTGACGATCCAGGACCCCTTCGGCACCGTTAGGATCTGACGGCGCCGAAGAGAAACGCACTCAGGTCCCCGGATTGAACCAGGCGCCGCGCCAATCGATGGCGCCGACGCCGAAGTCGAAGATCACACTGACCTCGACGCCATCGACGCCCGAGACCGGCCCGGTGGTGACCTGCGGTCCCTCGGCGCCGTTGAGGTAGCCGTAGACGTAGACGGGCGACGCCAATGGGTCCGAGTAGAGGTACCAGCGATTGGCCGGGATCAGCGGCTCGACCAGCGGCTGCACGAAGCCTGCATAGACATTGGCGTTGCTGGTCTGCGTCGCCTGGACGGAGACGGTGAGCTGCCGCGCGGCGAGTTCCTGGTTCGGGCCGACCACCAGGCGCATCGAAGCCCCGATGGCGATCGGCAGCCCGTCCAGGGACTTTTGCCGCATGATGGCGGCACAGCCAGCGGCGAGGTTGGTGAGATCGAGCGCCGTGCCGGCCGCCGCCTTGTTCGCCCGCGCCGCCGCGGTGCCGAAGACCGCGGCATTGCCGGTGGCGAGCGTGGGCCCATCGCCGCTCGCCGAATTCAGCAGCCCATAGGCGGTGGCGTTCTCGAAATCGGCGACGCGGCGGCCGATCATCGCCGCGAAGTCGGTGAAGGCGCCGAGGTCGTCGTTGACCAGCATCTGCCGGGTGACGCGGATCCGCCGCGCGAAGGTCGAGAGGTTCACCAGCTCCTGGCTCTCGGACATGGTCCCGGCCTGGATCTCGCCGTTCTCGGAGAGCGGGGTCAGGTTGGGGAAGTCGCCGACGCGCAGATGCCGGTGCGGCTTGAAGTCGCGGAAGTCGCGGCGGAGGAAGATCGTGCGGTAGCTCGGCTGCGCCGGGGCGTAGGCGGCGAGCAGCATCTTGTTGGCCGCCGCCGAGAGCAGCAGCGGGAAGTCGGAGGTGGTGTGGAAGGCGCGCTCAGCGAGCTTGGCCGCATCGCGCGGCACGGCGCGCTCGCCGCGGGCGCGCATCAGCTCGGCGACCATCTCGGTCGGGCGCCAGCCGAGGAACTCGGCGTGACGGCCATTCCCCTGCGCCTTGTAGCCCGGCATGGCGCGCACCGCGAGCGCCTCGGCCATGGCCTCGCGGATCACCACCGGGTCGTCGTTGGTGGGGCCGGAGGCCGCTGGGGAGGCCGGCACAGCCGGCGGCTTGGCGCCCTGCACCATGGCCTCCCACAGGGCGCCACGCAGCGCCTCCGGGGTCCAGCCCTCGGCGATGGCGCGCTGGTGCAGCGTATCGACGACGGCCGGCGCGACCAGGGCCCGGCCGGCGCTGGCGACCGGAGTGAGGCCCGCGATGCGCTCGCGCTCGGCGCGGACGGCCTCACCGGCGGCGTCTGCCGGCGTGGTGGCGACGGGAGCGGGAGGCGCGGCCGGGGCCGAGGTTGGGGCGGGATTGAGGGCGGTCACCGGCGGCTCCTGGGGCGGCGTGGCGGGGCTGGTGGCGGGGGCGGACGGCGCCGCCTCGGCGGCCGGCGGAGCCGGCGTCGTCTCGGGCATGGGTGAATCCTCGTCAGGCAGGGCGGGTTCGACAGCGACGGCGGATGCGCCCTGGGGCACCTCGCCACGCACGCTGGCGTCCCGGTCCACCGGGACCGGGACGACGGAGATCTCGAAGGGTTCCCAATCCACCGCGCGGTGGACGGTCTCGCCGGTGGCGGCATCGGGCCGCTGCTCGTAGCGATGCACGCGATAGCCGACGCTGACGGCGCGCAGCGTGCCGTCGGCGACGCGCTGCCAGACGGGCTCGACATCGGCGGCGGTCGAGAACTGCAGCGTGGCAAAGCCGCGGCCATTTTCGATCCGGGCAGTGACCACCCGGCCGAGCTCGTCGCGCGCGGCGCCGCGGCGGTGAGTGTCGAGCACCGGGGCGCGACCGCCGCGCAGCGCCTCCATGCGCACCGCCTCGGGGCGCATGTCGAGCTCCTCGGTGATCGGTCCGAGGCCGGCGACAAAGTTGCGCGCCCGCGCGCCAGTGCTCCACACCACCTCGACGGTGCGCGCGGCACGATCGACGGTGGCGGGCGCGGTGATGGCACGCTGCGCGAGGATGGGTACAGCAGGAGGTTCCGGCGCAGCGTCTCCGCTGCCCGGCTCGATCGGTTCGGTCATGCTTAGCCCTGGGGTGCGGGTTCTCGGGGCGCTGCCGCAGCGCCGGTGGCGGCGATCTCGACCGCGGCCATCTGCGCGGCGTCCTGTGCGGCGCCGGACTTCGCGACCCGGCGCGGATCGGTGTCGAGAGAGAGGCCTGCCTCGTCGAGCAGAGCATTGGCCTCGCGGATCATCTCCACTACCTGGCGGAAGTCGTAGCCGAAGGCGCCCACCGCCTCGGGCTGCGGCACAAAGCCGGCACGGACCTGCGCGATCAGCGCTGTGGTGTCCTTCAGCGGGTCGATCATCTCATGCGCCGGCGGGACGTGGCTGACACCGTCCGGCACGTCTGCCGCCCACAGCCCAAGCAGCGCGCCCTGGCGATGGAATCGCTCGGCGATGGGGCGGACCAGCATCGGGATCAGCATGCCGTACTGCACCTGCTCGCAGAGCCGGCGGAACTCGATCTTGCCCGCCCGCAGCGAGGAGTAGTTCGCCTGGGTCAGGTCGCCGGAGACCTGGTCGTAGGTCAGGCCGGCGCCGACGGCGGCGGCCTCAAGCGCCCTCCGGGCGAAGGTAGCGTGGGAGCCACCGCCCGAGGGGTTCACCACCTCCACGCTGCCCATGCCGCGGCGATAGAGGATCATACCGGGCTCGAAGCTCTCGACCGTGCGGCCATGGGCGTCGCGCAGCAGACCCGCGGCGGCGCCCGTCAGCGCCTCGTCGCCCTCCTCCGAAACCACCGCGGCAAGACACGCCTCGATCTTGGCCTTCATCAGCAGCGCGCCCTCGTAGTCGCCAAGGTCGCGCAGCCGGGTCAGGACGGGGGCCAGCCAGGAAACGTCGCGGAGCTGCCCCGGCCGGCGCTTGCGATAGACGTACAGGACGTCCGCGGAAGGGACGCGGTCGCTGCTGAGGCGCCCGCCTGCCGGCAGCAGCCAGGACGCGCCGGGATGGACCCGGTGCAGCCAGTAGCCGATCGGCTCGCCCGCCTCGCCGAGGGCGATCCCCTGGATGGTCGGTGCGCCGTTGACCATGCCAGAGCGGGCGGTGTCGAGATGGTCGCTCTCCAGCACCTGCAACCGCAGCCCGATCGGGTTCGTGGCCGTGATCTCGGTCGGCAGCAGGCGGACGAAGCACTCGCCGCTCTCCACCACCCCACGCATCACCAACGCCTGCAGCCCATAGAGGTCGAGCCGCCCCTCGGCGTCGCAGGCGGTGCTGTCGGCCCAGCGCTGCCAGGCGCGGCTGTGCGGCTCGTCCTGCCAGCGGGTCGTGATGCCGGCACCCACCGCATTCCCCGTCCACAGATCGACGATGCGGCTGGCATAGGGATCGTTGCGCACGGCGTCGCGGGCGCGGCGCGCCACCGTCAGGGCAGCCGCGCCGACCTCGGTATTTGCGCTACCAGCAGAGGGCGCCCATTGGGCCGAGGCGCGCAGATCCTGCGCGGCGGCATAGCCGCGGAACACCTGCCAGGCATCGCGGAAGCGTCGCATCATCCGCCGCGCTCCCGCGCGAAGGTCGCCAGCGTCACACTGGGCCGGCGCGCTGCGGCGTTCTCCGCGCCATGCAGTGCCGCCAGAGCACGGCCGAGCTCATCGAGACTGCGATACTCGACGGTGCGGCCGTCGAAGCTCACCCGCGTCGTGCCGCCGGTGTAGGCGGCGGCCAGGACGGCGGCGCGGCTGGCGGCGGGCTGCGCCAGCGCCCAGGCAAGAACGGAGGGCTCCATCAGGCCACCACCGCGCCGTCCGGCCAGCGCCACGACGTGCCGTCACTGATCGCGAGGCGCTTATTGACCGCACCGTCCGACACGTAGATCATGCAGCGGACGAAGGTGGCGGCGCTCGGCAGCGTTGCCACCGTGTAGGTCGGCAGGCGAGCCGGCGCCGTGGCTTCGACATAGGCCGTGCCCTTCGGGGTGAACTGCATATGGATGGTGGTGTCGCTGCCCTGCGCCGTGAAACGGGGCGCGCTGCCGGAGGCTGCGGCATCGGCACGAAGGTAGTTCCCCGGCGTCCCCGTCGCATTCACCTCGAAGGCGGTCTGCCCGCGTGTCTGCATGCGCACGGCACCGGTGCCTTTGGAAGCGATCGCGATCGGGATGTTGGCGTCGCTGCCGGCGGCGGCGACCGAAACCGACCCCGACGCGACCGCGCCGTTCACATGCACCCGGTTCACCGCATTGGCCGGCGTCATCACCGATAGGGAATGACCGTTCGGCGCCGCACCGAGGGTGATGGAGCCGGCACTGGCGCGCAGCATCTCGGACCCGCCGGCGGCGAGGGCCACCGTCCCCGCAGCCGGCTGGTAGAGGCCGTTGCCGCCCTCACCGATGCCCAGGCTCGGGAGCGTGGCGGAGCCCGGTGCAAGGCGCAGCCGCATCCGGCGGCGAAACACGCTCATTGGCTGAACCTCCCCTGCAGCGTGCCGCCGGTGATGGCGGTGACGCGGAGGCGATAGAGCACGCCCGCCTCGGGCTCCTGGCAGACCTCGGAGAGCGGTCCGGTCAGGCTGACGACCACGCCATCCTGCGTGCAGGCGTGCCAGGTTGCGCCCTCGTCGAAGGACCGCTCGAGCTGCGCTGTGACGCCCGTGGCGTCGCCGCCGAGGGTGAGGTTGAACGCCCCGCGCAGGGCGATCGCCGGGCTGACGCCAGGGGCCGCGAGGCTGAAGTCGAGCTTGGTGGCGGCGAGGTCGACGCCGTTCTGCACGCCCATGGCGGGTCTCCTATCGTAGCCAACCACCGTGCGGCGCCAGCCAGGCACGCGGGCGGGTCAACGTTGCATCTGCGGACGTTGCCGACGCGGCCGACGGCGGCGGCACGGAGATCGCCGGGCCAGCCGGCGTCGTCGCCTCAGCCACCAGACCGAAGTTGGCTGCTTCGTCCCGTAGCCGATGCCAGAAATGCTCGCCGTACCGATCCGCGCCGAGCAGCCAGAGCGCGGCACGGGCCAGCACGGCGCAGTCGAGCGCCTCGTTGCGTTCGCGCAGCTTGGCCCATTCCTGCCGGGCAAGACCGCGCCGATCCTTCGTGGTGCGCAGCTGCTCGGCGACCAGCTGCTTGACCCACTCCACCTCGATCGCGCGCGGCAGATGCACCCAGCCGGGTGGCCATTCCTCCGCGTCGCCGCGGCCGAGCCAGAGACGGCGATAGAGATCGGCCTTCCAGGTCGAGACCGACACCGTCCACAGCTTGAGGCCACGCCGCAATTTCTCGCCGTTGACCAGCGCATCCACCGGCGTCGGCCCCTGGACGGGCTGCGCCCGGTTCCAGCCGTCGATCCCCTTGGTCGGGGCGATCCGAGGATCCCGCAGGCGCCGCAGGTGCCCATAGACGGCGGCGGTGTCCCGGCCGCCGGTGTCGACGCAGAGCCGGGCGATGCGCAT